TTTTGTTGCAAAAATAAATGGATTGAGAAAATACAAGAAAATATAAATAAAATATATTTCTAGAGTTTTTTATAATAAAACACTCTAGAAATATCTACTTTTTGTCTACTAGTAGATATCCCTGGATTTGAATCAAATTCAACAGTTGTTAAACTATTAAAATTAAGATTGCAATAAGAAATTTTATTTGAAATTATTGGCACACGTTTTAATTTATTATGTGCCAAATTTAAATATTTTAAATTTCTAGGAAACGGAGTATCGATCTGTTTAAGTCCACAATTTATAATTTCTAAATGTTCTAAATTACTATTTAATTCATTATATTTTAAATCAATTAATGGACAATTTTTAATAATTGCTAATTTAATTAAATTAGGTAATACAATTTTATCTACATTTATTTTATTTAGGTAGATGTTACAAAGTGTATCTATATTGAAGTAATTTTCATCAGTTATTTTATGTATCAATATTTTATTCATATCTAAAGTTTCTAAATTAGAAGGTAATACATCTGGTAATTTTTGTATATTACAACAATTTATTTTAATTGTTTTAGTATTTTTACCAAAATCAACTATTTCATTAATGTATATGTTTGTAAATGATATGGAATTCAAATATTAGAAGGTAAATACGAATTTAGTATATCATCTAAATTACGTGCAGTAACAATACATGCAAAAATATATAATGGATTATTTACTATATTATTATAAAAAAATTGCAAAATTAATAATTTAATACTCTCATGAATAATATATATAAAATATACACAATAAATATACTCAAATGGAACGTACTATTTCAAATTTTATCATCAATCTTCCAACTGATAAATGTATTGCAAGAATTAACCATATTATGGATATGAGAATTAACCCAGACATAGATAGCCGATTAATACATAATTTGGCAACACTTTTGTCAGTTAAAAAGAAAACAAATGAATTGTCTCATTTACTAACTAAAGTTAACACAAAATCAATAAATTATATCAATTATGATATTTCATTGCTTACATTAGCATGTATAAATAAGTTAGAAGAAAATGCATTAAATTTAATAGATAGTATGACATCGGAATCTATTAATTTCATAACAAAACAAGGAGATAATTTAGTTCATTGTGCATGTTTATATAAACTTGATAAAGTTGCATTAAAATTAGTTAATAATGTTCATATGAAAACAGAAACACTTATCTCAATAGATTCAGTAAATATGTCAGCTTTGCATTTAGCATGTCATAATGGTATGACAACAGTTGCCAAAGCAATAATAGATAAATTACAAAATATTAAATATGACTTATATAATATTTTGTATGCAAATAAGAACACATTATTACATCATGCATGTATTCATAAAATGGAATATGTTGCCATTAAATTAATTAATTTGATGTCAAATGATACAATTAATCAAATTAATCTTTCAAATGAATCAACATTATATTTAGCATGTTATAACAAAATGTCCAATGTTGCAAATAGATTGATTGATGGTTATATGGAGCCACAAATGATCAATCAACTCAGTACACATAATGAGTCTGCATTATTTATAGCTTGTTACAACAACATAAAAGATGTTGCAATTAAACTTGCATATGTTTCATATAGAAAAACAATTAATCAATGTAATTTTAGTCATAGTACACCGTTATTGGGAGCATGTGAACATAAAATGACAGAAGTAATTGATATTTTATTAGAAAAAATGTCAGTTGAAAGTTTAAGACTATTTAATGTTGATAATGAATGTGCATTTTCAATTGCATGTAAAAATGGTTTATCAGAGGTTGCATTAAAAATACTTGATAAAATTCTACCATGTGATTTAAATAAAATTACAAGCAAAGGGAATACTGCATTACATTATGCTTGTTCAAACAAACTAACAGATGTTATTATAAAAATACTAAATAAATTACCATCAGATAATATTGTTGTTAATCATGTTGATTTTGGTTCTCACACTCCATTAATGTTATGTTGTAATAATGAATTATCGGAAGTTATACCATTGTTATTAGATATGATGACATCTGATAAAATTAATTTCATAAATACATTTGGTCATTCTGCATTGTCTATTGCGTGTCAAAGAAAAAATGAAACAATTGGATTACAATTGATAAAAAAATGTAATTTAGAAACCATAAATAATGTCGGTATGTATTCATTAATGCCAATAATTTATATATTGCAATATAATATGGATAGTTTAAAAAATTATTTGTTGGAAAATGATGATTATATAAAATCATTGAATGATATCCTTTTAAAACCAAATCAGTACTGCAAAAGTCATATTAAACTTTTATCTGAATTCAAAGAGATTGCTGATGGTATTGTTATTCTTTCAAACATTACAAATATACATACAATTAATGTTATTTCAAGTGAACGATCAAATAAACAACGTAAATTAGATTTATAAATTATTCAATATCAATAAATTTATTTGATCCAGTCGCATGTCGAAGAGTTGGAATTTTCTTTTTTTTCCAATCATTTCCAGTAGCTTTTTCTGACATAAAATAAATGTCATTGCCATCTAAATTTATTTTAATTCTATTACCTTTGGGTACACCATTTTGAAACCATTGATAATACAGTGGTAATGATTCACCTATACGAACACCTATTACTATTTTCCTTTCTGAATCTCCATGATATCCAATGCCACATTTTGAAATATCATAATAATAATTTCCTTCTGCTACTATACTATTATTTTTATGATGAATATTTTTTAATTTATTTCTGAGTTCATTAAGATATGGCAAACTAGAAAAAGAATATACTCGACCTTTGCCTAATTCATAATCCGGTTCTTGATTAAATGATCCAAAACATAAATTATGTCTAGCATGTTTATTAACAACACGACCATACATGTATGCTTTGGTATCTTTTTGCAAACTTAACTGTTCATTTATAAAATTATCAACATTATTATTTAACAATGTAGATAATCCTTGTTTAACAACTAATACATAAGCATTATTTCCTAGATCAATTAATTTTGTTTTAGTATGGTGATTTACAAAATATTGATATATATCTAAAATATCAGATAAGGTATAACCTGATTTTAATTGTTTACCTATCATTTGCATCCCTTTGTGGTTTTCTGCCATATCACCAAATGTTATTGTAAATGTCTGATTATCCATATATTAACTATTAAAATACATATTACTAAATATCAACAGATAATTTATTCAATTATTATTAAATTTATCATAGTGCAATTTCAAGTATTTTAATGTATTTTCATGATTTTTTAAACAATCTATTTTTTTGCCGTTTTTTGTATTATCATCTAATAGTGTTTTAACAATAGCATCATTTAATTTATTTTGTAATTCACTATTCATTTCAACACATAATGTATTTGGATTAATTGACCATTTATATTCGTCAAATAGTTTATGATATGATGATGACAAAAGTATACCATTATCAATAGACATATTACGCGAGTCCGCATATGGAATTATATGACAAGCTTCTAATGAATATTCTGAATTTGAAATCAAACATCTATTATTAAATCTAGCTAAAATACATTTACGAAAGTGATTTTGTCCAAGTCTATTTAATTTTAATTCTTGTTGTAAATCTAAAATATCAATATTATGTTCAATCAAAAAATATAATTTAATGTCATCTATAGAATAATTAGAATTTAACATGTCATTGTAAATATCTGTAATTTGACTCATAATGATTTAATATATATAATTTTTAAATGTCTATATTTTTTGAATAATTAGATAAATTTATATTAAGTGCAAATAACGATGAATTTATTTTAGTTTCAAGTTCATTTATATATATCATATAATTTAATTTTTCTTCTGATTCAGAGGAAATATTTTTATATATTGATTGATTGGTTTTATGTTTTTTTGACATAAGATGTTTTTTATGAAAAAGATCACTAAAAAAAGCCATATCACAATATTCACAATATTTTGGTGCAGTTTTTTTTTGTTCAGTTGTTCCATGTTTAACTATTTTATGTATTTCCATATTATAATGATACATACACCAATATCCACATTTATCACATATATTTAATTCCGAACGTTTTTTTCCATTACGTTGATGTTTTTGAGTGTTAATATGGACTGACCAATGTGTTTTTGATAAAGCGCTAAAATTACAGCAATCACATGTAGCATAATATTTTATACTCATCATTATTATATTTATAATACAATTATTCATTTATATTAACGATATTTTAATAAACAATTGTTTTGCTAAAAAATAAAAAACATAGGATAAAAAGATTTAGACTATTTAAAGACTAATATATTATTAATATAAATTTGTACGACCGTGTATGGTCAGGCATAGAAAAAACAAAAAAAATAAAAAAATAATATATATAGAATATATTATATACACAATAAATGGAAAATTTAAGCCTTAAAGATTTTTTACAGCGGGGACTATTTTAAATGACACGATTTTTTTATAAACAAAAAAAATAAATGTATCTTTATCAATAGTCTTACTGTAAAAATGTGGTTATATCCCATCGTGTAATGGGAATGAATTTAATGACCTACTAAATTCAATAGGTCTTGTTTTTATGTTTCTTAATATGTTCTACAATGTTTAACATATTTTGAACGGCGTTCTTATATCTGTTATGAATTATTTCGCAACTTGGCTTGATGTCTTTATGACATAATAATCCATGAACAATTATATTTTTACCGTTTTTGATATCTTTATAAAATTATTCCATTTTTAAATTCTAATCAAATTAATCATAAATTATTAACTAATAATGAAATAAATGATTTGATAAGAAAATCAAAAAAACATATTTTAGATGAAAATACAATTAAACCAAGAGAAGATCAGGAAATTATTATAAATAATTTATTTTCGTATCTACAAGAAAATAATAAAGCTTTATTAATTCTTATGTGTGGAATTGGTAAAACATTAATTTCAATTTGGACAGTAGAAAAATTAAAATTTTCAAAAATAATTATTGGTGTTCCTAATACATTATTATTA